CGAACTAATTCACGGTTGATTTCAACTAAGATTTCAGACTGTAAGATGTTCGCTAGTTCTGTTTCAGCATCTAGACCGTGTACGGCTTTAAGATCCTGAGCAAGCTCTGTTGTGTATTCCGCTTTTAGAGCTCTTGACTTTGCAGCTACTGTAACTTTTTCAATTGAGAAAGCCATTTCGCCGAAGTTTGTGCCCCCGCCGTCGCCTAATGCTTCAGCTGCGTTCAATGCCATGCCAGTACCTGTAGTAGGTGATGCATGTGGAAGTGTTTGTGCATGTGTGCCAGCACCAGAGAAGTCTGTATCAGCTTCGCCGTAGAATGCTTCTGCACCTGCTTGGTTAGTGTACTTAGAGCGCATTGCAAAGATAAGTCCTGTTGGACCTGTCATTGGCTGCACACCAGCAATGTCGTATGCCATTAAGTTAGGCATTGCACGACGTACTAGTGAAATAAGTACTGGATCATAACCAGCTACCGGACCAGTTGCTGTTGCACCGGATGTAAATCCGTCAGCGCCTGCCGCGTTAGTTGGAGCTTCTGAAAGTAGACCAGTCATAGATGCAGACATGTCGCCTGACTCCATTAAAGCCTTCTCTGTGTTTTCGAGAATTGTAGCTGTTACGCTTCTCTTGTGTTGATCTGCAATTGTTGCGAAAGAGTCGTGCTCAAGAATTGGGCCCCACTTTTCGACAAGAGCTTGATAGTTTGACTGTGCCATAATTGTCTATCTCCTTGTTAAATAAGTTCTATCTGGATCTATTTATAATTAATTATTCTTTGCTGATCTTGCATTAAGAGCACCGACCAAAGCGTTAATTGAGCTGTAATCAGAAGCTGGAGCAACTTGCTTTTCAGCAGCTTCTTCAGTAATGATTTCTTCTTCTTCAGCAACTTCTTCTACAACAACTTTATTTGCAAAGAAAGATTCTTTTAACGTTGTTAGGTCAGTTGAATACTCATCAATGTTACCAACATCAAGCTTTTCAGAAAGAACTTTTAAACGCTCACGTTGTGTAACAGTGAGATCTTCCGTCATTTCTTCGAATACTCTTTCAGCTTTTAGTGCGGCAATTGCATTGTTTAATGCAACATTCTCATTGATAGCTTCATTAGCGGTGTCTTTTAGTTCATTAACTTCTGCCTCTAAGCCAGCAACTACGTCAACAGTATCTTCGTTAACTTCGATGTTATGCTCAGTGAACAATGATTTAAGACCTTCCATTAATGATTCAGCCATCTCAACTTTAACACCAGTTTCGATTGCCAATTCATTCTCTTTCATCCACTCTTCTACAACGTAATCAAGATAAGAATCTAAATTTTCTACGATTCCATCTGTGATCTTTGCAACTGATTCATTCATTTCAGTTTCAAGAGCTTCTGTTTTTTCTGCAATAAGTGAGTCAGCTTTTAAAGTTGCTGCTTCATTTACTGCTGCTTCAAACACAAGTGTTACCTTGGATTTAAAATCTTCTGATAAGTCCATGCCTTCGAACATTGCTGAGATTGATTCATCAATTTCAATAACTTCTTCTACTACTGCTTCTGAATCTACTTCCGCATCTTCTTTAACAGAGCCTTGGCCTGGAGTCGCAGCGTCAACTTTATCAGCAGTTGGATCAACTGCTTTTTTGACATCTGCCTTTTTCTTTTTTACTGTTCCACCTGCTGGTGTGGCTGCATCTGGAACTTCCGAAGATTTTACAGTGCTTCCGCCATCATCGACAGTGAACTTTTCGTCTAGTTCTGACATATGTTCTACTCCCTTTATTTAGTCTTGGTTATTACTATATGTTTACTATTTATTAAAAAATTAATTTCTCAGAGAACCAACAAAGCGCTCAAATAGGCGAGCCGCCGTGCTTTCATCTACTTTGTGAACTACTCTTCTAACTTCTTTTTCAATTTCAGCTTGTATTTCTTCAATTACTTCTTCTACTGATTCCATTTGAGGTAACCAGTTGCCCGAAGCAATGTCATAGAAATACTCAGTGTTTTCCATAATGCCGTTTACAAAGCAATTTGGGCCCGAAGGATCCGTTACAATATCAACGGTAGCTAGATGAAAATCATCTTGTACTTCCATGATACCTGATTTTGTTTGCTTCACTGAACCAAGGCCACGTGTAGATACACCGACCTTCACACCTTCGTCCATAAATTCTTTTACGATCATTCCCATAGGAGTGCCAAGAATTTTAGCTTTGCCAACAAAATTGGAGCCGTCTTTGTTCATCTCAGTAATAAGATGAGATACTCGATCGCCATTGATGCTTGGTCCATCAGGATGTCCCAGCTCACCAAGAGCTCTCTTTGTTTCAATAAAATCTTTACTATAGCGATTCATTTCTTTTTCAAGAACCGCTGAAGGATAAATTCGCCCATTGCGGTTTTTAATATCGCCTTGCATAAAGATTCCTTCAATGAAATAAGACTTCTTACCAGTCTCTTCATTAAGGTCTGTAGTTACACTACAATCTTCATTAATTTCTGCAATTAGCTTCATTTGATTTACCCTTAGTTTCTTCTTTTATACCGTATATTTATAATACTAAACACGCTGTTACTCTTAAAGAGCTTCGCGTGCAAATCCACGTATTTCTTCAAATCCTGCAGGATCCATTAGCATTACTTTGTGCATTGCTTTCTGGTTTCTCGGATTTAGATCCTTAAACATTTTAGTTAATAGCTTCGCATCTTCATCAGAAACCATTACTTGTTTACCGTTCTTTAAACGGATAGGACCTTTTTTAAATCTTACTGCTTCACCAATAATGTCTTGTTGATGATCATCTTTTCTATCAGCTTTTGCTTTCTTCTGAACGGTGCGAGTCTTGCCGTCTGGTCCTGTTGTAGTAACCATTTTAGTTAAAGCAGAAGATGTTGTTTCGTTCACAGCTTCATTTTTCTTTTTTTTAGAGCGCAACATAGCTAGATCATGGCCATCAATTTTGCCATTTTTATTGTGATCTATTTTCTTTTGAGCTGCTGAAAGATCTTCTTCTTTTTTCTTTTTATCCCAAGGAGCAGTTGGTAATGTAACTTTCTTCTTGTCTTTGTCGTCAGCTGCATCATAACGAGCGCGATCTTGCTCAGTAGATTCAAGCTTTACACCGTCAGCTTTTTTCTTTGGTGTGGCTTTATCATAAACTTTTTCGTCATCCTTAACATCAGCTTTACGAGAAGCTTTTACTTTTGGTAAGTCACTAGCGCCAATGGCACCAGAATGCTGAGATGGTTCCGCAACTGGGTGAGGAAGTACTTCGTATTCGTGCTGATCCTTGAAAGCCTTTTCCTCAGGTGATCTAGGCTGTGCAACTTCAGCGATATGTTTCTTAAAGGATTTCATTTGAATCTCCGATTTACTTTAATTTTATTATATTTATCCATTCATGTTATTCTCAGAATCTTGCATATTGCCTTCTTCTTCACCTTCATCTTCTGGAGGATTTGCTTTATTCTCGGCTTCTATTTCTTTATCCATTTCTTTAATATCTTCTTCAGACATTCTAAGAACATTTTTACGTACCCAGTCTCTTGAGTAGTAAGTGCCGATATGCTCTTCAACTTCACGAAGAGTTGTAAGACGCTCTCTATTAATCTCAGCTTCTTTTAATTCTTCAAAGTAATTGTCTTGGATAAAGTCATATCTTAAATCGTTTTTGATTTCATTAAATTCTTCAGGAGTCATAATACCTTTAAGTATTAGTTGTTTCTCCAAGAGCTGTGTAAATATGTTTGCAAATCTAGCTCTTTGTCTTTTAATAAATTTACCGAATTTCATTTCGTCACGAGTAATTTCAGAGACACGACCAAATGAGTACATTGTTTCTGGCTCTAAACGTGATAATGGAACTTTAAGAGCTTTAAATAGTTTACGTTGGAAGAACTGCATTTGTGTATCGTCTGTTAGACCTTGTGCACCGCCGCCTGCCATTGTATCAACTTCTGTTGTACGCTCACCACCACGACGTGGGAACCAGAAATCTTCTGTCATTGTCATCATTTTACGTGCATCAGCCATTTCGCCAGTAGCAGAGTTATATTGTAGTTTGTTCTTATGACGAACCATCATATCTCTTATATACTG